TGTGGACACACATAGTCGCATTTCAAACCTTTTCGGGTAAGCTAGAAAATGCAGTCACGAAGGGGACTAATGCCAAACCCAGCTAAGCCAGTTGAGCTAAAACGACAACTAGGAAATCCAGGTCGCAGACCGCTACCCGAAGCGATGCCTATGGTGGCAGGTGGTTATGTAGAGCCAGCTCGACCGCTCGAGTTTGCAGGTATGCAACTTTGGAAGTCGGCGATGACAACCGGCGAGAACTGGATTGCGCGCAACTCAGACACGCAACTGCTACTACTTACCTGCGAGCAGATGGACAGGCGCACCGACCTAATCGCTCAGATTCACGAAACGCAAGAGTGGCGTTTATACCGAGCGCTTCACGATCTCGAAAAGATGATTTCGCAGAACCTATCGCTACTCGGCTTTACACCTAGCGACCGGACAAGGCTAGGCATGGCGGAAGTAAAAACCGCAAGCAAACTAGAGGAACTAATGGAACGAAAGGCAAACCGTGTGGCCGCCACAATGGTTGACACCAGTTCCGCAGACTGACCTAGACAACGGCGAAGGCGAAGTAGCCATTGACTTTGCCGAAGTGTTTGGCATTGTGACCAAGGACTCCATCGCTGGAAAGGCTGGCGCTCCGCTTGTCTTGCGCGACTGGCAGAAGGACTTGATGCGCCATGTTTTCGCTGGCGATGACAACGGCTACCGTCACCGTATCTCGCTAATCGGTATGCCGCGCAAGAACGGTAAGTCAGCACTCGGTTCGGTGTTTGGTCTTTACTCGCTTATCCTCGGCGCTCGCGGAGCTGAGGTCTACTCAGTTGCAGCCGAAAAGGAACAGGCTCGCATTGTGTTTGCGGATGCTAAGCGCATGGTCGAAGCCTCACCAGAACTCAGCGCAATCACAAAGCTCTATCGCGATGCCATCGAGCTACCGAAGGCAGGTTCGGTTTACCGCGTTCTCTCAGCCGAAGCTTATTCAAAAGAAGGTCTAAATCCTTCGGCAACTATCTTTGATGAGCTTCACGCTCAGCCAAACCGTGAGCTGTTCGATGTTATGTCGCTCGCTATGGGTGCGCGAGGTCGCTTATCAACACTCATCGCGATTACAACCGCCGGCGTTCGCACCGATACAACTGGTCAAGACTCAATCGCCTATTCGCTCTATCAATACGGGCAAAAGGTCGCGAAAGGTGAGGTAGATGACCCCTCGTTCTTTATGGCATGGTGGGAAGCGCCTAGCGAGGCAGATCACCGCGACCCTGAAGCGTGGAAGTTAGCTAACCCTGGCTTCGCTGACATTTGTTCCGCCGAGGACTTCGAGTCTGCCGTTCGCCGCACACCTGAGCCAGAATTCAGAACCAAGCGCTGTAACCAATGGGTTTCTAGTGCCGTTAGCTGGCTACCAACGGGCGCGTGGGACACTTGCGCTGGCGATACCTCACTAGAGGGCAAAGACTATGTTTTAGGGCTTGACGGCTCGTTTTCTGGGGATGCGACTGTTGTGACTTACGCGACCATCGAGGAAGTTCCGCAGGTTGGCATTGTTGGCGCGTGGGAAAAAGACCCGAATATTCACGATGACACTTGGCGCGTAGATGTCCTAGAGGTCGAAGAAACCATCCGCCAGTTCGTGAAAGCAAACCCAAATGTCAAGGAAATCGCGTGTGACCCTTATCGTTGGACTCGCACAATGCAAGTGCTAATGGAAGAAGGTTACCCAATCGTTGAGTATCCCTCGACTAACGCCCGCCGCATGGTTCCGGCTTGCGCCAAGTTCTACGATGCCGTAGTTGATGGCAAGATGATCCACGATGGCAACCCATTACTAGCGCGACACCTTATGAACGCGGTTATCAAGGTTGACCAACTCGGCCCCCGCATCGTGAAAGAAAACAGAGCTTCCCAACGCCGAATAGACGCTGCCGTAGCAGCCGTTCTTGCCTTTGATAGAGCAACGGCTAGTAGAATGGAAGAAGAACCGCTAGTTCCGCAATTTTTCGTCTAAGGCTGGTTATGGCAAGTGTATTTGACAGACTGTTTCAAAAGCGGTCAATCTCGTTCCAAACCCTATGGGGTAACGGTGACGAACTCGTATTAGGTAACCAGTCTGGAACCTATGTAACACAAGATTCGGTGTTCAAGGTCAACGCCATCTTCTCAGCCGTTAGCCTTATTGCTGACACAATCTCTACCCTGCCACTCGATGCTTATATTCGCATTGACGGCGAGCGCCGCGCTTTCCGACCAAGGCCAGAATGGGTGCAAAAGCCAGATGTTGACCTAGTGTCAAAGGAACCCTTCTACAACGCGGTAATCGTGTCTATGCTCCTCGATGGAAATGCGTTTGTGCGCGTCTATCGCGATGCCTCGGGTAGAGTCCTGAATCTTGTTGTCCTGAACCCTCGCGATGTTGAGGTTGTCCGCAACGGCATCGGTCGCGTGATGTTCCGACTTCAGGCAAACGATGAGCTACTCTCCAGCGAGCAAGTTCTTCACATTGTTGATGTTCTGAAGCCAGGCGAGATTCGCGGTATCTCACGCGTAGATGCACTCAAGGAAAACTTCGGACTTGCAATCGCGCTAGAGTCCTATGCCGCTAGGTTCTTCGGTCAAGGCGTTTCGATGGCTGGACATATCGAGTTCCCAGGCAACCTGCTACCAGAACAAGCTCGCGATCTAGCTGCAAGCTTCTCATCGCAACACGGCGGATTCCGCAAGTCACACAAAGTCGGCGTTCTTTCTGGTGGCGCAAAGTTCGTTTCTACCAGCATCGAGAACGACAAGGCTCAGTTCATTGACTCTCGCCGCATGGCAGTTGAGGATGTCGCTCGCGCGTTCAACATTCCTACCAACCTGCTAGGGCTACCAGGAACTAACACTTACTCAAGCGTTGAGCAAAACAACATCGCCTTCGTGACTCACACTCTCCGACCAATCATCCAGAAACTAGAAGGTGCGTTCTCAACCCTTCTGAACACCGAGCCTGGCGGTCAGTTTGCTTTCGTGAAGTTCACCATTGACGGACTACTAAGAGGCGATGCCAACTCACGCTTTGCCGCTTACTCGAACGGTTTGCAGTCAGGTTGGCTAACCCTAAACGATGTTCGCCGTTATGAGGACTTGCCACCGCTAGAAGGTGGAGATACTGCCCGCGTTCCGCTTGCAAACATCTCACTAGCCGATGCAGGACTTATCGCGGAAGATAAGAAGGTTCTAATGGCTCAGCGCCTAGTGACCGCAGGGTTCTCGCCAGCGGAAGTCCTAGCCGCGCTACAAATGCCAGAAATCGCACACACCGGCGTTCCGAGCGTAATGCTTCAAGGTGTTGCTCAGATTGACCCTAACAATCCGCAGAGCGTTTACGAGGTCTAATGATTAGCTCAGGCACTCAGATTATCGGCACGACTTCATCTCAGATTGATGGTAACTCGGTGCATTGGGTAAGCCTCACTATTCGCAACAACGAGGACACCAAAACGCTATTCTTGGGAAACTCGGATGTCACAGTTGCGAACGGTCTACCATTGGACAAGGGTTCAACGCAAACTTTCACAATCCCACCAGGGGCAAGCTTGCACATGGTTTCAGATAGCGGAGCGCACAGCGTTTCATGGTTGAGAATCGAGCATCACTAAATGCCATATTTTATTTGGGATGAATCGCCTGAGTGTTCAGGTTGGGCAGTTGTCAAGGAAGATGGCGAAGCGATAGCTTGCCACAAGTCAAAGCAAGAAGCCATCGAGCAGATGGTTGCAGTATCCATAGCCGAGAACATGGAACCTGGTGGCACTTACGATCCGACACCGAGGGTAGGTGCTAACGGTGAAAATGAATACCGCAATCCGTGTGAGGACTGCGATGGCAAGTGTGGCGTATGCGGTGAAAAGCGCGCGAATGTAGAAGATTTAGAAGTCGGTCAGTATGTCCAGTTCATCTCAGGCGATGACATCATTACTGGCGAGATTTACGCAATCAACGGCTCGCGCCTCGAAGTCAAGGTTTATGACGAAGAAGATGGCGTATGGATGGAAACTGACCTAATCGTTTTGGTTGAGGCAGAGAGAGTCCAAGTAGTAGAGAACCTGCCAACCGAAGAACCAGATGTCGAGGATGACATTTCAGACGATGACGAAATGCGTCAAGTCAACCTAACTCCGCCAGCCTACATGCGCGCAGCTGCCCGTCAGGGATTGCGCTACTACGAAGAAGGACTCGGTGGCGATGGACTGGTTGAAAGAACTATTCGCGAAGCTCGCGCGATGGCAGCCGGAAATGTCACAGCTGATAAGTGGGTTAGGATTCGCGCTTGGATTAGCCGTCACCTTGTGGATTTGGATTCTCCAGCCGCTCAACCTGATTCCCCTGATTATCCTAGTGCTGGCGTAGTCGCACATTTGCTTTGGGGATCGGGGCCAAGCAAGCGAGCAGCTCGCAGGGCATTGGCTTATGCCGAAGGTGTAGTCGCTAGACTAGAAGAAGAAAACGAAGGCAGAGCGAAAGGCGAAGCATTGTCAAAAGTTGAAACTCGCGTAAATTCCACGCAGTTTGAGATTCGCGAGGAAGCTGACGGTATGCGTTTCAGCGGTTACGCTGCCGTATTCGACTCACCATCCGAGCCACTTCCATTCATTGAGCGCATCCAGCGCGGAGCTTTCCGCAAGACCTTGCGTTCTCGCAACGATGTCAAGTTCCTTTGGAACCACGATTCAGGTGAGATTCTAGGTTCCACTCGCGCCAAGACCCTAACCCTAACCGAAGATGATCGTGGTCTAAAGGTCGAGGGCATCCTGCCAAACACTTCACGCGGTCGCGATGTAGCCGAACTGCTAAAGCGTGGCGATGTTGACTCTATGTCGTTTGGCTTCTCAGTTCCTGCCGGTGGCGATTCATGGTCATCTGATGGCAACGAGCGCACTCTAAAATCAGTTCGCCTTCACGAAGTATCCCTAGTCGCTTTTCCTGCCTATCCAGGCACTAAGGGTTTGCAGTCAGTTCGCGGAATTGACAAGGTAGCCGAGCGCGCTGGCGTAGATGCTGACGCACTAGCTGATGCGCTGCTAAAGATTGAGGATGGACAGTCAATCACTTCTGAGGAGAAGGAAATGCTGTCACGCGTTATCGGTGACCTATCGCCTGAGTCTGCTGAGTCCCCTGAGGCAAAGCCTGACCTTTCGA